GTGTTATCGGTTTTGAGTTGCGCTCTTGTTTTTACTGCCATATTTTTATTTTTTTAATCGCCTGTGAAATAATCTCCTGTGAAATAATCGCCTGTAAAGTAATCCCCAGGCAATGGAACATTTTTTGCCAAAATTAATTTAAAATCCGTAATTCCTGAGTTAGGATCAACTGGTTTGTTTGTTGCACTTTCCAGAAACCCGAAAAACTCAAAACCTCCGCTTGTTACCCTGATAAATCCTGTACCAATATTGGCCATCTCAATGAATGAACAAAGGTTTTGAGGGAAAGAGAACTCTAAGGTTATTGGTTTGAAAAGGTAGCTTTGTTCTGATGGTCTTAAAAATTGAGGATCAATATTTAAGTTTTCTTCTAACAAACATCCTGTGCAAAACTCCTGACATGGTTCAATTGTATCGTCAATAAAACTACTGTAATTAGTCTGATATTGGCCTATTTGAAACCTCAACATTGGATTGGGTAGTCCGTAAGTATTCATGCCTAATACTTTCCACCATCTTAAACCTATTCTTGCAGGAGTGTGAAAAATATTATAGAGTCCTCCAAATGGCAAACTACTTGTGTTTATTTGGTCAGAATTTGCACTTATTGTTCCTGCTGCAAATGTAATCGATCCAGATTCCTGAGGTAAATTGTATCTTGAATTTTGAACTGGATTAATTGTAACTGCTGCCCGATTTAGCCAGATTATAAATGTTTCATAATCATTTGGTCGGTCTGATGAACTACCTCCAAAGGTTATACCGGATAATCTTCTACTAAATTCAATCGCATACCCTTCTCCTATTATACCTGACCTTATATCTAATTTATCAGTAGTATTATTCTTCATTGCCCGATTGGCTACAAAGTAATTCCTATCTGTATGAATGGCAAAAACACCAGATAGTTGAATGTTTTTCCAAGTATCAGTATAACCAACTATAAAGGCATTTTTTAAGTCCTCTACTAAAGCCATTTGAGTTATACCACTTGCTTTTTCAAAGTTTCCAATTTGTAGGGCATTATCATAAAAGTATTCCCTTTTTTCAACTCTGATTTTCCATTCTGAACCTGTCCACTCAAAAGACCAACCTAAACAAAAGATCCTGTCTAAATCTTCAAAAACCTTTTTCCAGGTTGTTTTTAAGGAGTTAAGATTATTTTGATTAGTTGCTTGCCTTATTCTTAATCCATTAGTCAAAGCATTATTCCAATAACATCCATTGCCAATTTCAGAAAACGTATCTGAAATCAATTTGTCATTGCTTCCAGTCATGATATAGATTGCCCTTCTTAACCATTGCTCAATTGTTAAACAATTAGCGGTTGATGCATATTCGCCTGGATTAATTTCGCTTAAATTAATCGTATAACCTTTAGCAATATTTACGGTTACTGGTTGAAATGCTGTGCTTGATGTATTTTGACCAAAAAATAAAGAAACAGTATATTGAAAAGGAACAGTAAATGAACCGGTAAATGTTTGGTTTACATTTACAGTTTGACCTGCTGTGAGAGTTACTAAATAAAGACTTGTAACAGGTGTGATTGGAACATTCCCATTTAACTGAAGAAAGTATAACTGCATTTCAATCGGTGCGCCAGTAGTATTAATCAATTGAAATTGTATTTTTACCTCATAATTAAATGTTCTGGTTATATTTTGATTATTCCTAAGAATTGGAGTAGTTTCCCAATTTGCACGAGTTACAAAAGTTGCATTCGTATTAAATACTGACCCATAATTATCTATAAAATCCTTTTGTTGCCAAAAAGTAGGAACTACTGCAAATCTTTGAGCAATTGGTCCTAAAGGTCCATTGTAAGTATAAGTTGAACTATCATCAAGATTCTTTCCATTTGCTTGCAAGTATAAATCTTGCCTGTGTAACCTAATTTGTTTTTCAGTTAAGGCAGGAATGGCATTTCCGTCTAAATCAACTAAGCTAGTAAGGTCTAAATCAACATCAGTTCTTGACTTAAAGATTTCCTTAAAATCATTTTCAATGATTCCAACTGTAATCTCCCATCCTTGTGTGTCGCAAGTGTTCTTTTCAGAATACAAGGCCATATTGATGAACCCATTGAAGTCATAAGCATTGCCATCAATAACCTGGTCACTTGTAATTCGGAAAGGAATGGCAGTATTTATAAAGCTATTATCAAAAAAGCTTTTTAGAATTTTAGCTCCACTCTGGAACCTTGATGGAGTACCGGACCAAGTCACTTCAGTTGAAAAGGGTTGGTCAATGCCATGCGATTCCATCCTGACCGCATTAAATTCAATTGCATCAAATCCGATTGGTTCATCAACCTGTATATCATTAATAAAGAATTTCCAACCTGCCATGTTGGCAAAGTTAAATAAAAAAACCAACCCGATTAAGAGTTGGTTTTTTCAAAACAAAAAAACAAATGAAAAACAGACTATCGGAGTAGCAACAGGGCAAAGATATGATTAATTTTTGAATCTGTTATTTAAAATAGTTGTTGAACGGTTGGGAGTTCTTACCTTTTTCATAAACCCTCGTTCATCTAATGAAATCGCAGCCACAGGCATATTCTTTAACCCGATTTCAATATTAGATAGCTTCTCTATAATCTTGCCTCCTGAATCGTTTGTTCGGCTTGTGTTGCCATAAATAAGGCTTAACTGTTTCCGGTCATTAAGTCCTAATTGATTGTTTGGAATGATTTGCACAGGTTCATCGAATTGGGCTAAGGTTGCTACTCCAGGAGTGTAATAAACTTTTCCGGATTGAGTTATTACCTTTTCAGTTCCTTTCTCACCAACTATCGCCCTACCTTTGAATGGCTTTCCTTTTGTTCCTTCGGCAAATTCTGGAGTTGGTTGGGCTAAAACTAATCCTGTTTGAATTAAAACTCCTGATGCTATCAATCCAGCTAATACAGGATTTTTAATATTTTTAATAATTTCAGGTGCAGCAGCAAAAATGATATTTGCAACTGCTGCTGCCTGATTTGCCCTAAATTCTTTTAGTCTATATTCCCTTTCTGCTGCGGCTCTTCTTTCATTGATTTCAGCTATCTTTTGTTCATTTCCATCAGCCAATGCAATTTCTTGGTCAAACTGCTTATTCTTTCTTTCCATATCTCTGGCAGCATATTGAGATTGAAGATTGAATAAGCCGTTGGTTGTTTGGACTGCTAGGTCAAATGTTGCTTGGATTATTTCATTTTTTTCATCAGCTAATTTCTTTTCCCATTTTATCCTAGCATCCTCTGCATCTTCTCTTACTTTTTGTAATTTTTTAATTATATTAATTTCATACTCGGCTCTTGCATCTTCTGCATCAGTTCTAATTTTTAATTGTTTTTTAGCATTTTCTTCTATATCATCAGCTATTTTCTTTTCATATTTTGTCCTTGCATCTTCTCTTTCTTCACGTTGTTTTTTAAGTTCAACAGTTATATCATTCTCTTGCTGTTTAACAATAGCAGTTTGAAGTTTCGCATTGTTCTCAGCATCTTTAACATTAAGTGCAGCAAACTCCCTGTCAATTGCTAACTTATCCTTTCCAAACTTTTCGGCATTTCTCAATAGTTTTAAGGTTCTTTCATCTTCTCTTTCAGTTGTAACCTCAATATTGATGTCAGCAATCCTTTTTTCTATTTCCAAAAGCTTCAATTTGGCATCATATCTGGCTTTTAAGGCTTTGAGTTCGGCATCGGTTAATTCCTTTTTCTTTTCTCCTCCTTTGATTGTTATCCCTGCAATTTCAGTAAGTAAAATTTCTTCTTGCTGTAAGACTGCAAGTTTATCTAATCCATTTTTTAAATCAATTGCAGCTTGATTATTTAAAGATCCTGCTGCCCTTATTTTATTATTAGTATTTTCCTTTTCTTGATTAGTAATTTTTGTATCAAGTTCTAAAAGCAATTCACTAGCTGCCCTTTTACGTTCAATCCAAACTCCTTGCTGAATTGAAACATCAAGAATCTTTTTAGCAATATCCGATTCAGTCTTTTTTAAAGCTATATTTTCAACTGTTTCTTTTTTTGCACCCTGACCAATGCCAGACAATTGTTTTGCTATCCCTGCAGCTAAATCATAAGCACCTTGTAAGAATGGTTGTAGTTTATTCCCAATTGCCAATACTAACTCATCAATTGAATTGTTAAATCTGTTTTGGCTATTAACCATCCCATTCAGATTCTTTTCAGCACCAGGTCCAAAAGTCTTTTCTAATTCGGCTGCAAACTTTGGCAAAGCATCTTTTGAAAGAACCTGACCTTGCTCAAGCATCTTATTTAATTGCCTTTCATTTACTCCCAATGCTTTTGCCATAATGCTAAATGCACCGGGAATACGTTCGCCTAATTGTCCTCTTAGTTCTTCAGCTTGAACTGTACCTTTAGACATCATTTGACCGAGGGCAAGAAAAGCCCCTTGCATCTGGTCAGTAGTTAATTTTAAAACTGTTCCTGCCTTTGTAACCGCTTCAAATTGTCTATTAGTTTCTTGTTGGCTTTGACCTGCCAAAGTCGATGCATTAAAAAAGGATTTGTAAGCTTCAGTCGTAGAGGCTAATCCTAATCCATATTTATTAATAAGGTTGGTAAGAAACTCTTGATTTCTTGCAAAGTTTTCAGCATTCCCAGAACCAAATTCAATCGCCTTTGAATATCCTTCAAATTTGATGGTTGTTTCTACTATCTTATCAGCAAAGGCTTTAATACTTGATATTGCAAAAAATCCAGCTAATAAGCCTGCCCCCGATTTGGCAATTGAACTGAATCCATTTAATTCTTTGGCAGCATTTCCAGTTTCATCTTTAACTTTTGATGCTTCTTCTTTAACTTTTGTTAAAGGGGCCGGACTAATTGAAGTTAAGGCATTTCTAAAAGCATTGGTAGCAGCAGTTGATTTTCTCTGTGCTGCTTCTGCACCAGCAAATCCAGCACTTGCCTTATTGGCTGCAGTTGTTGCAGCATCACCAGCGATTTTTAATTGACTTGTAAAAGCAGATAAGGCAGCACTATTTTGTTTTATTGGTCCAGTAATCTTTGTAAGGGATGTTTCTGTTTTTTTTCCAGAATCCTGCCCTTCTTGCCCTGTCTTTTTTAATTGGTCACTTAACTTCTTCGCTTCATCAACCGCCTTCTTTTCAGCATCGGTTAATTTATCAAACTCATTTTTAGTTTTGGCGATTTGGTCGCTGGTAATAACATAATTAACAACTATGTTATTCTGTGAGATAGTAGACAATTTGCACTATTTTTGTTTTTTGATTGCCTCCAGCC